GTTAATAGTGGCTGCAGTAGCATCACTTAAATCAGCATACAAACCAGTATTAGAACCAAACATAGCACGAGAATCATTAGCCCAACTACCACCAGAAGTAGGTTGGAACTGTCCAGCAGAATTCTTCTGCATAGGAACATCAATTAAATTAGTCTCAGACTTAAACTGAATAATAGAACTGTTAGTTAAAACAGGAGCAGACGTACCTAAAGGCAACGAAACTGAATCACCTTTCTGAGGCCAAGGCAAAGCACCAGTAAAATAATCCTTACGCTTACCACGGCGTAACATAGAATAATCTGTAACATCATCACCACTGTCACCAGTATTAACAACGACGGAATTTTGTAAATTCTCGTCTCTAAACCACTCGTTATAAATTAAATTATAAGCTCGTAACGGTAACGCATTATGCGATACCGTATTGCTGCCAGTAATCTGGCCAGCAGTAGGAAGACCAAAATGGTCAAAAATAGAACCAACCGCATATCCACCAGCTGGTGAAGTAATCTGCGGAACAACATAAGAAATGGAATCACTAGGGTTCGCTTGCTCACCCATAAACTTAACCCAATTAGTCCAAACTAATCGGTTAGGAACAAAAAAGAAGAATGTATCCAGGTGCAAATTATCCATCACTGGAAACAATGGCGTAGCCAAACGAGCAAACATAGTTGCTTTAACATTGTGCATATCGCCTGGAAGGACTTCATCACAATAAATAGGAACTAAATAACCGCCATCAAACGTAGTTTTATGTGCGTATTGAGTATCAAAACTAGAACGCGGAATTTCCGCTTTAGGAACCATAGCAAAACTATGAGAACTTACCGACTTATTACGATGCATAGCAATCTCCCGAAGTATTCCGTACCACTCTTACGAGTGATACGGTTTAAAAAAACTTAATCAGTCTCACGAATCTTTACTTGCTTTCCTAAACAAATTTGCTTAGGAGAAGCCAATAAATCAAAGGCACCACTATTGTCATCAAATGTGCCTAAATAATATAAATCAAAATCGTCAGGATGTACATAAATTTGGTTATCTTCACTAGCACGATTAACCTCATCACTAAACTGACGAATAGCTACACCTTCAGTAGCAACATACGCAGGACGACCAAATGCGTCCGCAGCGCGGTCTTTAATAGAAACAATAACTAATTTCATAAAAACTCCTTTAAATCTTACGTTTTAAAAGCGATAACTTAGCCAAAGCGACTTTTTCCTTTACAGCCAAACGCTCTAAAGTGTTATCTTCAAAATGTGAGCGACCTTCTTGCTCACGAGCGAATTGTATACCATCAAACTGCTCAGGAAACAATTCTTTAAACTTATTATCATAAAAACGTGGTGGACGGCACTTCTTGCCACGCACCACAACATGGTCGTGTGTATAAACATCCGACATGAACTTATCAAACCAAGCCTGACCAATACCAGGCTTAAGAGACATCTTATTAAACTCAGGCTTACGCTGAATAATCTCACCAGTCTCTAAATCACAATACTGATAATGCGCTTCAGCATCAACCACTTCATGGTTTTCATTAACGGTTTTACCGTTAATCTTCTTCATAATATATCGCGCAACATAAGCAGCAGACTCAAAGTTAACATCACCAATAGAGCTATAGCCATACGGCCAAAGCTCTTTAAGTATTTCTGACGTATATAAGATAGACCCAGTCTGCGTTCTTTGGAAAAACTTCTTATCTTCAAAATCAAGACCAAAGATACAAGCATGGAAATGAGGACGATCAAAAGATTCACCATATTCACCTGCCATATAAAAACGAATAGTCTTTCCAGTATAACGCTTTCTCAAGCGTTTCATAAAAAGCTGAAAATCCTCGTAATGTAAAGAATAATCTTTAGGACAATGCTCTGGAGCATATGTCAAAGTAATAAAACAATTACTAGTATGCATTTGTGCCTCATGCATACAACGAACGGCCCACTGACGTGACCGTTCAAGGCGACAACCAACACACTGACCACAAGGCAATGACAAGGTACGGACTACATCCGCACCTGGTATCTCCCGCCAAATAATAGACCTGTCAGCGCATTGATAAGCCGTTAACGGCTTATAACACGCCATAAATTACAGTCTAAAACCACCGCGTTGCGGTGAAGTACGCATATTAATGCTCTTGGTCTTGCTTACGCCACGACGAAACTTCTTAGCTGCGCCCTGCTTGCTCATTGGTTTTCTATAAAGGCTCATAACATTGCACTCCGTAGTTAATAAATGTGGTTTTGGTGTCACCTAGCACAGTTACATCAAGTAGAGTAACTGTGCTGGAACCGACTTACGTCGATTCCTTAGGTGTTTCTACTGCAGAAACGATGGGTTCAACCACAGGTTTACCATCAATAAGACCAATTTGAATCGCTTCATCGCGATTCTCTTCATTCTGCAAATAATTAAGCAATGCATTAGGGTCATGGTCAAACTTAGCCCTAATCTTAGCCGGCAAAGCCATAAAAGCCTCGTCAGCGGCTTTAATTCTATTCATTGCATCGTGGTAGTTAGATACACCACTAAAATCGCCGTATGACGGCTCTATAGGCGCTACTGGAATATGTCCAGTTACGCCAAAACGCTCAACTATAACGTTAATATCACATTCATCCTTCATGTGTTGTTGAGCTAAACTCGGGTCTGTACACAACAGACCAGACTCTTCCGAAGCAAGAGCCATATCGTAATTATAAGGATTACGAACAAAAACTTTAGTCATTTTCTTCCTCTCAGTTTGTTATAAACATTACCAATCATATCGTCAATAGCAGACTTTCCAGACTGGAAATTCTTCTTTACATCACGATACCAATAAGGGTCACTACCAGGAGTAACAAGCTGCTCGTTATTACGAGCATCAATAGTAGTTTTAGTAGCATTCGCAGAATTAGCATTAATCTGACTCCCTAAAACACCTAAATCATAATAAAAACGAGTTGGCATCTGCTCAACATTAATTGCAGATGCTTTCGCATCTTCTGCAACCTTCTTCGCAGTCTGAATATTAAGCAACTCTTGAGACTTAGCAACATCAACTTGAGCTTTAGCCAAAGCAGACTGAGAAGTACGACTCTCAGTCTCACCAAACTTAACACCTTGACCCATACCACTACTAGAGGCACTAGAACCACTAGGCAAAGTAGAAGCACCTTTAGAATAAGCCAACATAGGACTCAAACCAGCAGCATTCAAATCAGTAACAGTACGCTGATATTGAGTATTAGCCATTTTCTCATCCCAATCACGCTTTTTAGCTGCTTCATCGCGATTAAAATCTTGCAACATATCAGCTTCACGATGAGAAGAATAAGCACTAACTATATCGCCAAGAAAATCAAACATACTAACGCGCTCCGCTTGTTTGCTGACTACTGGTAACCCAGTAGTCCAGCTTATATAACATTAAAAATGGTCAATTAAACCAGGAACACTATACATAGGCATAGGTCTAGCCATCTTACAATCAAAAAACGCATCCATCAAAAACTGCTGACCGTTAGCAGCTGAACCAACTGCAGTAGTACGGTCAATAGGTGGCGTTTCTTGAATAAACGTTGAATTCAACGTAGGTAGCGAAGTGAACTTCTGAGCGTAATGCCAAGGGTCAATCGTACCAGCACTAGTAGACTTAAACAAACCAGTAATCTGAGAAGGTTTATAACGGTACTCAGCCCAACGCTCTTGATAACCAAAAACACCATCATCATTAGGACCACCAGTTACATAAATCTCTTTATTAAGAATAGCTTGCTCACCCAAATGAGCAAAAACTGGGAAGTAAAAATCATAACGTGTCTCACGAGACCACATTCTAGGTAAACCTTGCTGATAAGTTAAATCAGCTCTTACGTTTACCAAACCAATTATGTATCCATGTTCTTGAGCATGATACGTAAAACCGTGTCCACTAGCCAACGCAGTACCCATTGCAGCCAAGTTACCAAGCGGAGTAGCACCGCCAGAAATAGAAGTAGCAGACGTCTGAGCAATTGGGTTAACGTTAACATAAGTAGAACCTCCACCAATATACTCTGGACGTTGCAAACGATAATCTTGAGGAGTCACACCAAAATGAGCACGTAACAATTCTGTGTAACGTGTACCACCTCGCGCATCGCGCTCAAGCAATTTCTGAATCTGAAATGACTGACGTAACTGGTTAATAGTGGCTGCAGTAGCATCACTTAAATCAGCATACAAACCAGTATTAGAACCAAACATAGCACGAGAATCATTAGCCCAACTACCACCAGAAGTAGGTTGAAACTGTCCAGCAGAATTCTTCTGCATAGGAACATCAATTAAATTAGTCTCAGACTTAAACTGAATAATAGAACTATTAGTTAAAACAGGAGCAGAAGTGCCTAAAGGTAAAGAAACTGATTCACCCTTCTGAGGCCAAGGTAAAGCACCAGTAAAATAATCTTTACGCTTACCACGACGAACCATACTGTAATCAGTAACATCATCACCAGAATCACCAGTATTAACAACTAAAGAATTTTGTAAATTCTCATCTCTAAACCACTCGTTATAAATCAAATTATAAGCTCGTAAAGGTAACGCATTATGCGTAACCGTATTGCTGCCAGTAATCTGGCCAGCAGTAGGCAAACCAAAATGATCAAAAATAGAACCAACCGCATATCCACCAGCTGGTGAAGTAATCTGCGGAACAACATAAGAAATAGAATCACCTGGGTTCGCTTGCTCACCCATAAACTTAACCCAATTAGTCCAAACTAATCGGTTAGGA